TCCTGATGCTGTAGCTTGTTTATTAAAACCTGGTTTAAAATTCAATTTTTGTAACATAATAAACCACTATATCTAATTTTTTGCCAAAAATATAGTCCATTCTAGCTTAGATATCAAATCATTTACATAGACTTTCTTTAGTTTATTTTTCTTTATGTATTGATGAAGTTCTTCCAAATCTAAAATGACCCATTTATCTTCCATTTCTAAAACCATTTTATCCGCTTTAGAATCTAATCTACCTTTCTGAGCTGGTGTGCCGTCAGGTAATTCAAACATATCTCTTACATCATATTTATAATATGCATTTTTATCTTTTAATATTCCTGCAATGTTCCAAGAGGTTTTTTCTTTTGGATATTCTATGGCCGTAAGATATTTAGAAAATTTATCTACTATAACCATAAACTTGTTGTAAAATGATCATTTATCGGACCTTTAACAAAAGTATTAAAAGCTAAACTTATTCTTTCTTTATGGGGAACTTGTGTATTCTGTCTAACATTGTGCTCTAAATATGAAGGGAATAAAATTAATATATCATTAACTACAGGAACTTGCCATCCCCCAGAGTTATAAAGATTATAATTAGAGGATAAAATTTTAAGTTGTTGTTTAGGTTTAAGAAATTCAATAAAATCTTTTTCTAAAGTTTCAATATAATAAACTCCGCTAATGATACTATTTGGATGAGAATGTTGATGTGTAAAATCTTTATAATTATTATAATTTATCCAAGACTCAGTTATATAAAAATCTAATTTATTTTTTGGAACAATAATGTTGTCTACATATGTTTTTATGCCTAATAATATAAAATTTTTTAATTTTTTAAAACCTTTGTCTAATAAAACTTTATTACTATTTGTATAAGTATGTGCAAAATCAAAATAACTTTCTTTTCTGTATTTTTTTACAAGTGCTTTTTCTTTGCTTGTTAAACCTTTTTCATTAGACATCATTAATAAAGGGGTTGGAAATAAATTATGTATATCAAAATTTTGCATTATAAAAAATTATACCATCCTGTTAAAATATATTTTGTTTCGTTACAAATTTGACCTTTATGCATATGAGTAAAATCACTAGGCCAAATTAATGTTAAACCTTTTTTAGCTTTAGTAGTTAAATTCTGATATTTAAAATAAGTTCCTCCATCTTTAACAGTATTAAGATAAGTCATAAATACAAGACATCTAGTAACATTAAGCATACCTGACCTTTCACAATGCATAGTTTTATATCCTTGTTTTGGTAAATATTTTTGAATGTTATAAGTTTCAACTGATGATTCATATCTTTGATATTGATTATAAGCTTCTGGATATTTTTTAGCATATAAATCTAAACATTTTTGTAAGTATTTATTATATTCATCAAATAAACTATCTCTACCACTCAAACATACATCAGTGCTTTCTTTATGTGTTGCATCTATTGCAAGTCCGTCTTTTTTACCTACTTTTCCTAACTCTTGTCTGTGTTTAGCCTTTTCAAAATAAGATATAATTTTATCACATATTTTATCCGGTATGTACCAGCCACCAATAAAAGTATTAATGTTATATTTTTCTTCTTTCATACCTATTGAAATAATTTATTTAATATTATATATATTATATATGGATTTAAAAGATAAAACAATAGAAGATCTTAAATTAAAATTAGAAGAACAAACAGCCGTTAAAAAAAACGAAGTTGGTATTAATCACGAATACAAACAAGTTATTTTAAAGCAAGAAATGCAGATTAATTTACTTAATCAAATTAATGACAGATTGTATGAAACAATAGCTGATCTAAGATTAAGGTTAGATAACTTAAACAAAAGTTAATACGCATATTATCCTTTTATCATAAGCTGGATAACTTACGGCGTGTTCTTCATTTTCCATAAATAATATTTTATATTTTTCTGGTTTTATTTTTGCCTTTATTGTTTTTTTATCTTTTTTAAAAATAAAAGTTTCTCCTTCAACACAATCGTTTAGATATATTAATATTTGTCTATGTTTATAATTATGGTCTTGGTGTGGTGGACAATGTTTTGCATTCAGTTTAAATGTAAAGTTTAAACAAGCTCTTAATATTTTTTTATATTTAATTTTATTTTTTTTACAAAAACGAGATAGTATTTTTTCAAAAAAAATATAAAGATCTAATGATCTAATTTGACCACCTGATTCTGGTGAATCTTTTAAAGAATGATACAAGAAAGGAAGGTCATCTAAATGTGTTTGCCTTTCAACTAAATACCAAGGGAATAATCTATTTTTTGTTATAGTATTTTCTATAAAAATACATTCTTCTTTAGTTAAAAAATTTTTATGTTCTTTGTACATTAAAATTTAGATGAGGAAGACCAAGATGAGGTCTATTATCATAATTATTTTCAGCTATGCGAGCATCCCTATAATGTAAAAATACTTGCCCACAAACGTCTCCTTTAAATTTGTTTCTCCAATGTTCTACTTCACAACCTTTATAAATTAACATATCTCCAGGAGATAAGTTTACTTCAACTCCTTTCTTATTTAATTTTCCACTGGGTTCTAAATAAATTGGCCAAGGATCTCCTCCCAAATTTAATGTTGTAGATATTTCACAACTCATTCTATCTTTATGTCTTTTTAAAACATCTCCTTTTTTATAAACTCTAGCATAAGCATACATTGAGTAAAGTTTGTATTTTGTTAATTTTTCCATAGTGGGTTTAACTTTATTTAATAAAGTTTCCATAGCTACGTCACCATAAGTAGAATAAGTGTTTGGAGCTTGATGATCTTCAAATGTACCTAAATAATGTATGTTTGGAATTAAATTTCCTGTTTCATATAAAGTAGTCATTACTTGTTTTTTTAATAATAAATAATTGTAACAAAAATCACTTAATTCTTTAGAAACACAATTTTTTGCTATTATGTAATTATTTTTATCAAAATTATTGTGGGACATAAGTAAAAAAATGAGTTATAGTATATCTACCATTATTTTTTTTAGAAGTTTTCATATTAATCTCATCAACTTTGTGACGTAAATAAGATGGAAAAATGATCATTCTATTATTTTTACATTCTACCTTTTTATTATTTTCAAATAATAAATCACCACCTTTAAATTTTTTTGGTGTTTTATAAACCCATATCAACATACTAAACATCGTAGTATCATTATGAAAATCATATTTATCTTTATTTTCGTAATAAGATACAAAATTAGAATTTGAATTAGTACTTCTAAATGTTCTAAATTGTTGAGAACAATTTACAAGTAAATTAAAAAAAGTATCATTTTGAATTTTATAAAATAAAAAATTACCTATGTAATCAAAAGCACGACCTTTTTCTGTAAAATACTGATCTAAATATATTCTATAATTATGTCCCACTGCATTTTTTCCATCAGGTCTAGCAACATAAATTGAATTTTCAGATCTTTCTAAAATATTTTTTTGAGTAAAAAAATCTAATTCTTTCCAAACAAGTTTTAATTCGTCTTTTGTATACCAATTATCTACGACTACAAAAGGTGTTTCTTTTTCTTGCAAAAGAATCCAATCTTGTTTTATGATATTTTTATCTATGTTTAGTAACATTATTATATATTTCTTTTTTTAAAAATTTAAATAAACTTAATTTATTCTTAACTATTTTATTCCAATTTTCTTTTTTATTATTTAACACGTTTGGTATATTTTTCCAAGACTCTAAAACTTGTTTCTTATCTGCTATATTATGAAACAAAACTTGGTTTAGATCAGTTGGAGACCAATGCATACCAGCAGCAATGCAAGGAACACCTCCTCCAGTAATACAGTGGTTAAATTCATTTATTCTAGTTAATGATGAATAAGCTAGACCTTTTATTATAAAAGGTTCTAGATTAATTAAATGCTCCGACCATTGTTTATTAAAATTAGCTTTCCAATAAGGAGTATCATCTCTATGTGAAAATGCATAATGCATTGCTACAAACTCAGCAAATGTTCTAAACATTCTTTTACATTCATAAGTAAAATTATCTTTATCCCATTGAGAAACTTTACCTCTTTGTAAATTTCTAACTAAAGATATCAAAAATTGATGAACTGAATACAAACCATTGCTTTCTAAAGGTTCAATAAAACCAGCAGCAAGACCAATGGCACATACGTTTTTTACCCATAATCTTTTATGTATCCCCACACGCATTTTAATTTTTTTAAATTCTAATTCTTTATTACCAAGATAGTTTTGAAATTCTTTTAAAGCGGAATCATCGTCTATAAATTTATCTGAATAAACATAACCAGTACCTATTCTTGACCACAAAGGTATGTTCCATATCCATCCATTATTATATGCTGTACAATTTGTGTAAGATACTAATTCTTTTTCTTTATTTTTATAAGGTATTCTAGTGGCCCAAGCAGAATTATTTGGTAATAAATCTTGGTAAGATTCAAAAGGTTCTTTTAAAGTCTTGTCCATTAACAATGCTTTAAATCCAGTGCAGTCTATGAATAAATCTGCCTTATGTTTTTTATTTAAAGATTTAATTCCTTCTTCATTAGTTTCGATAGAAACTATATCTTCTTTAATATGTTTAACTCCTTTTGGAATACAATAAGTATCTTTTAACCAAATTCCAAATTTAGTTGCGTCAAAATGAAAAGCAGTGTCTTGATAAAATTTAAAAGGTATTTCATTTTTTTCATTATAAAATAATTTATTTTGATTAACCAAAGCCATTTGAGGATACATACAATCAGCATAATCACTAGTATTAATATTAGGTTCAAAATATTTTTTAAACCACCAGTCATTTCCATTTGCTATATGGTTTTCATAGTCAGGTTCTCCAAAAGGATAATGAAAACCTTCTCCCTTTTTATAAAAATCAGTAAACTTAATACTTAATTTGTAACTTCCATCTGTAGATGCTAAAAATTGTTTATCATTTATTTCTAAAAAACTAGTCCAATTTCTAATACCTCCAATTGTACTTTCACCTACACCAACTGTAGGAGTGTTTGGAGATTCTATTAAAGTTATTTTTTTATTAGGAAAAGCTTTTATTAAAGTAGAGGCAGTCATCCAACCCGCAGAACCTCCACCAATAATTGTAATCTTATTTAAATTTTTGTCCATAAGTCCACATAACTAAAGAATATCTTTTACCTGTAATAATGGGTGTAACCCTGTGCCAAACAAAACTAGGAAAAACACAAATAGTACCTTGCTCCCTAAGTTTTGGTAGATTAACTATATTAGTAGGAGATTTTGTTTGATTTCTAAGATCAAATTCTAAATCTCCTCCTTCATAATCATTTGGATCACTAAGTTGAACTGTCATAGACAGTTTTCTATATATTGGAAAATCTACACCAGCATCAGTGTGCCAATCATAATATTGATTTTTATTATAAATTGTAAATTGTATATCTTCTGATTTTTCAAATTGAAAATTCCAACCTGCATTTGTATTTGCAATTTCTACATAAGGTGTTAGTAAATTATATAACCATTTTTCATTTAACCAAACTAAATTAGAATTTCTAATTTTTTTCATATTTTCAATATCTTTCTTATTTTTCTTATTTTTTTTTAATTTAAAACCTCCTGTTAAAGCTAATTCTTTCTTTTTTTTATTTAAAGCAAATTTTTTTATTTCATCACAAACTTGTGGTGAAAGTGCTTTACTAAAATACCAAAAATAATCCTTTAATACCATTCTATTAAAATGGTATATACTAATTTTATGATTAAATCAATGCTTGTTATTCTTCCCAAGAAGAAGTATTTGGATTCCAACTAAGAACTGTGCCGTCCAACCTACGACCTGTCCATTTTTGATTTTCTTCATCCCATACAGGTACATATGTTGCATATATATTTTCTTCTGTATCAGGATGTGTTCCAATTACATTAGTATTATCAATTGATTGTTCAGAAGTAGGACAAACAACTGGTGGTTGCCAATTATTATCTGAATCTAGTGTCCAAGATAAATGTGGTTGTGGATTTATAAATACATTTTTTTCCGCATCATAAATACCACCAATAACAGCTGGTCTTTGTCTAAAAAGACCTTGCATAGAAGATTGTTTCCAATTTCCACCTAATAATTCATTACAATATTTTTCTCCATCTACGTGCATATCATTTTCACCTAATGGACCATTGGATGTAGGAACATCATTACCCACTTTAATAAGTTTTGTTACTGTATTTGTAATATCTAATTTAGCAAAAGTAGCCATTATGCTTCTCCATCATAAGTTAAAGTTCCTGTAACATTAAATGTTGCAAGTTGATCCCCACCTGGATGAGATGTAATTGTATTAGTTCCTGGTGCTGCACTAAGTACAGCTGAAGAAGGGAATCTTATAATTACTCTTCCGTGACCGCCTGCTCCGCCTGTAGGTCCCGATGGAGCTCCGCCGCCTCCGCCGCCTCCAGCGCCTTTTCCATTTTCACCTGCGTTTCCACTTCCTCCAGGAGAAGGACCTCCCGATCCACCGCCTCCAGAGCCGCCAGGTCCGCCAGAGTATCCCATTCCATATGTACCGCCGCCTCCGCCGCCTGCATATGTTACTGGTGATCCTGTAATATTTGATGCTGTTCCATTTCCTCCAGGTCCTCCTTGAGTATTATTTGGACCGTGATTTCCTGGTGAAGCAGCGCCGCCTCCACCGCCCCCTGCGTTTGTGTTAAAGGGTTGATATCCTGACATGCCTGGATTTCCTTGAGGTGGACTTACGTTTGGAATATTTCCTAAACCATAACCAAAACCTTGTCTTGGACCTGAGTTTGCAGTGTAATAACCTCCGCCTCCAGATCCTCCTTCTCCGTATGGAGAAATATTAGCTCCACTAGCTGCTAAACCACATCCACCGCCAGCAGAAGTTATTGTTGTTACTCCTTGAATATCTGAATCTGAACCTTGATTACCGTTTTTATAATCTGGTGCTGGTGAAGTATGTTGTGCAGCTCCTCCGCCACCTACTGTAACTGTATTATCACCACCTTTAATTTCTATTTTAGTTCCACCAGGAAAAGAAGTTCTATAACCTCCAGCTCCTGCACCACCAGAGTGTTCGCCAGTTGAACCACCGCCACCACCGCCAACAATTAAATAGTCAGCAGCTATGGGAGCTACTCCGCCTTTTCTTTGGCCATAGCCTCCAGCTGATCCGCCTCCGATAGCACCTATAATTGGCATCTTTCTATAATCCTCCTATTATGCAAACTGTGTTTGCGCTGCTAAAACTGTAAAAGTAGAAGCTGCTGTTTTAATTGCAGTGTATGTGTAAACATCATTTGAAGTAACATTACCACCAGTTGGTGCGCTTCCGCCTTGCCATACTGGCGTTACTGTAGTTCCATCTACTTGTACTGTAGTATTGTAATAAGCTGTTGCATTTTGTTTTGAAATATATGCAACTGTGATTGATTCACCGACGTCCATAGACGCATCTAAAGAGTTTGAACCATCACCTCTTAAATTAACAGTAAAGTTTGCAGTAGCTGCTGCAGTATCTAATTGAACTGCTTGAGTATTTGTGTCAACGTTAATGTTTGATGTGAACGTACCATTAACATTTACTTTTTCTGCAAGACCTTGAATTTTACCATTACCATTTAATGTAACTCTTCCAATTCCTT